ATTCCTCGGCTTCGGATTGCGGAGACGTTTTCCAGGAACAGGAGTCTCGGTCGTAGGACGCGAACGGCCTCGGCAACATTCGCCCAGATTCCCGAGCGCGACCCTTCGATACCAACTCTTCTCCCTGCATTGCTGATGTCCTGGCACGGGAAACCGGCCGTGATGATGTCTACGCCCTGTTCTTCGAGGGCCGCCCAATCGATTTGGGTGATGTCCCCGAGGTTCGGCACCCCGGGGAATCGGCGTTCGAGGATCAGGGACTTCTTCGGGTCGTTGTCGGCCACCCATGCAACCTGGCCACCTGTAAGAGCCTCCACGGCCATTCCGAGGCCGCCGTAACCGGCGCAGAGTTCCAAGATTCGGGGGGCCGTAGAAAGCCACTTACTCACAGTCGGAAACGGTCTCTCTGTCGTCTATCTGGTCAACCACGGTGTTTCCCGTTTCCATCACTCAGGAATTCCTGAATCGTCAGGCCCACGAAGAAGAGCAGGTAGATAGCGGCGCCGATCACTAGGCCGCTGAGAAGCATCACGCCTCGGCCTTTCCGTAGTTCGTCGCGTAGTCGTAGGACACGTAAGCGTCCCGAATCCGGTAGGCGGTCGAGCGAAGCTCTCGCTTTCCGGCCACGGCAGAAAGCCGAATCTGAGAAACGGCGTCTTCGAAGTGCGGAAGCCCCTCAAAGGGGGCGATCATCTGAAGGGCCTTTTCGAGATTCACTTAGCGGCCTTCGCAATCCGAGCCATGGCCGAAACAGCAGGACTCTTCTTCGCCTCGGCGGGCGAAGTAGTCGAGTAGCGGAGAATCCCGCCCTTCGCGTCCACGCGGCCGGCGAAGTCGTGCTTAAAGGAAGGGTCCCGGTTATCGGGGCCGTTCTTCACGTAGGCATTGGTCGCAGCAACAAGCTTCGAAGGCAGGAACACAGAGCCTCTTTCCAGGGCGGTTTAAACGGCTTCTCTGGCCCCCCTTGGGGCCGGATCAACTGACAGGTTCAATGCTAGGTTCACTGCCCTGACCGATACAAGGTTGCCCAGGTCAGAGGCCCTGTTGTGGGCCTCGGCCCCTAGTAACAGGTCTAGAGATGACTGAGGGGGTAAGGGGGTCCGGTTGAGGGAGCGGAGCGAGCGAGACCGGGGGGATCGGGGGAGACAGACAGATAGACAGCTACTGCGAACGAAAGAGAGCAGTAGCAGAGGGACGCCCCTCTCAGGGCGTCCTCTATAGAAGGACTCTTCTACAGCCGAGGCTTACGGCCTCGGCCTATTAACAGGTCTATCTACTATGAAGACTCAGAAGGGGGCACCCCCCTAGAAGGGGTGCCCCTATGCCATACAGCATGTGCTCCCGTCACAAAAGACTGCACCCCCTCGGGGAGCAGTGCGCCCTATGCCAGGGCCTATATGCAGGCAGGCAGAGAAAGCACCCTTCCAAGAACACCAGGGTTAAGGGTGCATACGACTATCAATGGCAGAAGGTAAGAGCAGAAGCCATAAGGCTTCAGCCCTACTGTTCCTTCTGCGGTACAGGCAATGACCTAACCGGTGACCACATCGTTCCCCTTAAAGAAGGGGGAACGAATGACATCGATAACGTCCGTGTCCTTTGTCGTTCATGCAACACGAGACGCGAGAATGATTATCGAAGAGGTAAGCGGTACTAGTTACCGAACCTGAAGGTTCGAACCCCTGAACTCACGGGGCGACCGATGCGACCGACGATGCTCGGGGAGTCGGGGGCCACCCCGTGGCCGGTGAAGTCGAGAACACACCAGAAAAGACAAAGTCAATCAATCTGGCTCAGATTCTCAGACTTTTTTCCGGGAAGGGGGATCTGAAACTTTTTTAAGATCCTTCCCCGCACCCGCAGCCTTCCCTCTCTGTGAGCGCGCGGGGGTTCGCCTGAACTCGTGTAGCTGTGTGTTCGGGCGGATAGCGGAGAGTCACAACGCCTAGGCCCGTATGCGTGCGGATCACTCCGCACGGCAATCAGATCTGTTTCCCAGCGAAGGGAATTCCGTCCGAAAGAGGTAGCTCGATGCCTGGTCCTCCGCCTACTCCCTCGAAGCTGGTCGAGCTGAAGGGCAATCCTTCGAAGAAGAAGCTCAACGGCTTCGAGCCTGAGCCGACCAGGGGCGCCCCGCGGCCCCCGGATGATCTGAAGGGCGAGGCTCGGGCCGAGTGGGACCGGATCGTTCCCGAGCTAGACAGCCTCGGACTTCTGGCGAAGGTCGACAGGGCTTACCTGGTGGCCTACTGCGAGGCATGGGGGACGTTCAACCTGGCCCGGGAAGCTCTCGCGGATTACGGCCCTCTTGTGGCCGGCCGAGACGGCGGCCTGGTCAAGAATCCCGCCGCTCAAGTCATGCGGGATGCCGCAGACATGATGTTGAAGTTCGGTAGCCGCTTCGGCTTGTCTCCCTCGGACCGTACGCGGCTCTCTGTGGCCCCGGCATCCGAGGACGGCCCCGATGCTCAGGTGTTGTCTCTCCTGAGCTGACACGGGCGCCTAGGGGTTGAGTGCGGGCGTTGTAGCTGGGCGGGCTCCGCCCGCGCTCCCCCTTGTAACCACACCATTCACGAACGGAGTTCCCATGCCTTACCAGATCACTACGACCCGCGGTGAGCTGTCCCTGACGGTGACGCTCGACTACCCGCGTTCTGACGCGATGGACGCTGCGGCCCGGGAAATCGCCTTCGCCTTCGAGACGGACAGTGCGGCCGATCCGAGCTATGGCCACAACCCCGCCTCTACCTCCATTGGGTACACCAGGACCACGACCACTACGACCACGGACGCCGTTCCGCTGAACGTGTAAACGTGGCGGGCCGCCGTAGAAGGCGCCCGGATGGTTGGCTGTCGCGTCGCGAGTACGCGATAAAGCTTCGCTGCGAAGAGTGGGGCGTTCCCTACTCGAAGGTGAGTCGCGCGGCGGTCTTCCGCCGTGACGGCTGGATATGCCAACTCTGCGGCGAGCCAATCGACAGGACGCTTAGGTTCCCGAAGCCTGGCAGCAAGAGCATTGATCATCGGGTGCCGCTTTCACACGGCCCGGGAACTCCGGGCCATGTCTTCGAGAATTGCCAGGCTTCGCACTTCGGGTGCAATGCGAGCAAGGGCAATCGTGTTTAAACGCTTTGTTTGACTCCGTCATTCTTCTCGTGGCAATCTTCTCTCTGTCAGCGAGAGAGGGACCCCCTTGAAAAAGTGCACGAAGTGCGGCGAAGTGAAGCCGCTCGGCGACTACTACTTGCAGAACGGGCGCCACATGGCGCAGTGCAAGGAATGCAAGAAGGCCGCTGCTCGGGCCCGCTTCGAAGAGAAGCGGGAAGAGGTCATCGAGAAGAATCGCGAATACCGGGGCCGCAACAAGGAAGAGCTAGCGCGTAAGGCGCGCGAGCGTCGGGCCGCTAACCCTGAGAAGTACCGCGAGGCGGATAGGGAGCGTTGGGAGCGTCGGGCCTACTACTCGAAGCGGTATTACCTGCGCTACAACTACGGCATCACTAGCGAAGAGTATGACGCCATGCTCGAAGCTCAGGGCGGCGTCTGCGCTATCTGTAAGCGGCCGGAAACCGGCAAGCATCAGAGCGGCAACACGAAGAGCCTAGCCGTTGACCACTGCCACACCACGGGCAAGATTCGCGGGCTTCTCTGTGGCGACTGTAACCGCGCTATAGGTCTATTCGAGGATGACGTGAGCAGACTCGGAGCCGCTATTGCCTACCTGAGTCGTTAGGCACCCTCACAGCAACCCCCGTCGATTTCGGCGGGGGTTTTCTGTTGCCCTCCTTCGCCCTTAACCGGTCTATACCCAATGTAAAGACCGAGAACGAAGGGAGGTGATGCAGAGCATGACCATCATTCTCCCCCGTTCCCCTTATGGCCCTACCGACCCGAAGCCGGGCTTCTTCTACTACGACGAAGCCAAGGCAAACCGGGCGGTTCAATTCATTGAGCGCCTAGTCGTGCACACGAAAGGGCGCCATGCCGGTGCCCCGTTCATTCTCGATGAGTGGCAGAAGAACGAAATCGTGAAGCCACTCTTCGGAACGATGATGCGGGATGACCAGTACGACGAGTACGTACGGCAGGCACGCATAGCGTGGCTGGAGATGGCTCGCAAGTTAAGAACGGCAAGAGCGAGCTTCTTTCAGCGTTTGCCCTTCTCGGCCTAGTCGGCGATGACGAAGAGTCCGCCGAAGTCTATTCAGTGGCCGTTGACCGCGATCAAGCCGGGCTTGTGTACTCGACCACGAAGCGGATGATCGAGCTAAACCCGATCCTGAACAACCGTCTCGAAATCATCGACAGCCGTAAGCGGATTATCGACCGCAAGACGAACAGCTTCTATCAGGTATTGCCCGGCGACGCTGCGGGCGCACTCGGAACGAACCCTTCGATGGTCCTGTTCTTATCCCTTCGATGAGGTGCTGACACAGAAGGACCGTGGGCTTTGGGACAGCATGAGACAAGGGTTTGGCACTAGGCGCCAGCCCGTCATGATTGCTGCGACCACCGCGGCCTACCGCACGGCGGCATTCGCTCTCGAAGAGCACGAACACTCGCTTCGTGTTCGTGAGGACCAGAACCTAGACCCGAACCGTTTTGTGTTCGCGCGGAACGTGCCGGATGACTGGGACTGGAAGGACGAAGGACAACCGCCCTCGGCGGAGCATCCGAAGGGAACGGGCTGGTATCTCGCTAACCCTGCCCTCGGTTCCTTCCTGAACATCAACAACCTTCGGGCCGAGGCCATGGAAGCGGCCGAGAAGCCTACGGCTCAGAACTCTTTCCGAGTCTTCCGATTGAACCAGTGGGTTAGCCAGGCTAACCGGTGGCTCGACATGCACCTTTGGGACGAGAACGGGACGGCGAAGGTCGACCGCGACCGGCTTAAGGGCCGTCCCTGTTTCGGCGGTATCGACCTGGCCGCAACGGGCGACTTCAACGCATGGCTTCTTCTGTTCCCAGGGTCCCCTACGGACCCCGAGGCGGACGGCTTCACAGTGCTTCCCCATTTCTGGGTGCCGCGGCCGGCAGTTGAGAAGCGGTCGAACATGAAGAGCCATTTCGAAGTGTGGGAGAGGGACGGTCACTTGACGGTGACCGAGGGTCCGACCACGGATTTTAAGGCCATCTTCCGGCACATCGCGAAGGACGCTGAAGACTTCCGTATCCGCTTCTTCGGCTATGACCCGTGGAACGCTACGCAGCTTGTCTCCGAGCTGGAGGAACACGGCCTAGCGGCCGTGAAGGTGCCGCAGAGTGCGGCCAGGCTGAATGACCCCTCGAAAGCCATCGAGTCCGCCCTAGCGGGCCGACAGCTTTACCACGGTGGTCATCCGGTCCTTCGTTGGATGGCTGACAACGTCGAGCTTGACGTGACTGGCGACGGTTTGGTGAAGCCTTCTAAGGCGAAGTCAGGAGAAAAAATAGACGGCGTCGCCGCGATGGCTAACGCCTTTTTCTTGACTGCTCTTCCGGCTGATGAAGAGGCGCATGTGACCTTCTTCAACTTCAACGAAGAGTATTCCGAGGCCGAGCTAGAGGCCCTTTTGACCCCTGCGAGTAGGCAGGACCGGGAAGAGCGTTTCTTCCCGGATGACGACGATTAGGAGATTCATGGATCGGCCCAAATGGGGCCGCTCTCTCCGGTCGGTCGCGTCTTCCTTTGTCCCGAACGTCTTTCAGCTTGGCGCCCTGTCTTTTGGCGCCCTTGCTGCCTATGACGTTGCGCGCCCTCTTGGGCATATCGCGGTGGCCGTGTGCCTCGGGCTGGTCGGCTACGCGACGGACGGGGGCAAGCGGTCGTGAGCCTGTTTACACGCATCGGTGAGCTTAGGGCTTCGCTCTCGGGTCTCGCTTCGGATTGGGAACGGGACGTCGAGCCTATGGGTTCGCGTACGTCCTCGGGCCGTCGAGTCGGTCGGCGTTCCGCCCTTCAGATGGTGGCCGTATACGCCTGTCAGTCGCTCATTGGGGACGCCGTGGCTTCCCTTCCGGTCGACCACTACACGACGATTAGCGGCCGGAAGGAACCTTTCGATCGTTCCCCGAAGTGGGTTTCGCAGCCGAACCCCTATCAGACCTCTTACGAGTTTTGGTTCCGGGTGGTCGTCAGTCTTCTGACGGACGGGAACGCGTTCCTCTACACGCTTCGGAATGACCGCGGTGAGGTTCAGGCCCTTTACTGCCTGCACCCCGGTTACGTGTCGATTCTCGACGGCCCCCTAGGGGATAACCGGTACGAGGTGACCGACGACCGAGGCGCCATTCAGGGTGTCTTCGATCGGACTCAGATTCTCCACATTCCGGCGTTCACTGTGCCGGGCATGAGCCGGGGCCTTTCTCCGGTTGACGTGGCGAAGGAAGCTATCGGCCTCGGCCTTACGGCCGAAGAATATGGCTCTCGGTTCTTCGAACAGGGGACCACGATGGCCGGTGTCATTGAGCATCCGGGAAGTCCTCGGCCGGACGAAGCGAAGCTTCTCCGGGATATGTTCCGGAAGACACATGCGGGCGTTAAGAACTCTCACTCGGTCGGCGTGCTGACTGGTGGTGCTCAGTTCAAGCCGATCACGCTTAGCCCTGAACAGGCTCAGTTCTTGGAGACGCGCCGTTTCCAGAAGGCGGAGATTGCCCTTCTCTACCGGGTGCCCGCGTACCTGGTCGATTCGGCGGTTACGTCGACGTGGGGTTCTGGCGTTGAAGAACAGAACAAGTTCTTCGTAGACCAAACGCTT